CATATTCATATAATGAAAAACAGTATACATGTATAAAACCTAGATTTTTTATAGAACAAAAAATTACATGTTTTTATAATGGATTAACTGGTACTGCATTAGATGTTAAAGTATTTTGTTTTTATGGTATTCCTCGATTAATATTAATAAGAAATAATGATAAACGAAATTTTTACGATATGAACTGGGTACCTATAAAACCATTAGAATTTACCTTTGAAAAACCTCTACTATTTAATGATATTATTGAAATATCAACAGAATTATCAAAACCATTTGAATTTGTTCGTGTAGATTTATATATAGGTATTAATGGTATATATTTTTCTGAATTTACATTTACTCCTAGAAATGGTAAACAAGAATTTACTACAGAAAAAGAATTAGAACTTGGTAAATATTGGTATTAATATGGTAAAATAAAAAATTGAAAAATATATTATTAATAATTACTAATAATATATTTATTAAAACAAATGGAAAAAAATGATAAATTTAGCGTATTGTTAAATAATTGGGTTCAATGGTCTAAAAAGTCAGAACATATATCATTTAAAATTTCCAAAAAAGGTATTGGTGATGGTGAGTATAAAGTAGCTACTGAATTAAATACAATACCAAGAGGTCAAAATAGTTGTTATGATATGGATATAAAAATTAATGATGTGATATATGAAGTAGATGTTAAAAAATTAGATTATGGAACATTTAATACAGGTGTTAATGGAAGAAATAAAATAATTAACATTAAAAATAATTTGAATGATTTATTTTTATGCTGTAAAAAAATTTATATTGATTATAATGCAATTTTTACAAATGACGAGAATAATGTAATTAAAAAAGTAAGTAAACTTAGTTCTGATGAAGTTAGTACAAGTAATATTCAAAATATTAAATTTGTACTAAAGTTATTTCATAATAAAAAAGAATTAACACAAAAAAAGATTAATGACCAAATACATAATATAATTATATGTAATAAATGTACTGGTAAACAAATTGAAATAAATTCAGAAGATATGTCTACAATATTATTAATTATAAATAAAGATATGGATGATGTAAAATTGCTAAAATATTTTACACATATTTATATAGATAATTATCAATTATTTAATGATGAATTAGATAATATTAAGTCTATATTTGATAATAAATTATTAATTTTTGTAGATGAAATTAAAGGATTTTATATTATGACAGAACCAATGTTAAAAGTAGAATTTATACGAATTACTAGAGGTAATCCAAGATTCAAAATAAATATTTAAGGTGCATCTTCAAAAATTTTAGCAAGATATTCTGAAAATTTGCATGGTACTGCATTACCTATTTGTTTATACATTGATGAAATAGAACCATAAAATATAAAATTATCTGGAAAAGTTTGAATTCTTGCACATTCTCTAACAGTTAATCTTCTTTTTAATGAAGGATGATTATGAATAACAGGACCACCATTTCCACCACCACGACCAGTTATTGTTGGCGATGGTTCATCCCAATTTAATTCTCTATTACCAACAAATCCTGTTATTTTACATTTATGTTTTGTTCCAATATGTTGATTTTTAGAATCATAATTAATAGGAAGATCACCTATTGCGTCTTTTAATGTAATAATTTTATCAGAACATTCTGGAATTTTTGGTTCAAAAATTATATCATTACGTACTCCAATAAAAATAACTCTTTCTCGTTTTTGTGGAACATTATATTTTTTAATATCAAATAATTTAAATATTACATTATAACCACATTTTTCTAAATCATCTAAAATTATTTTCATAATTTTACCAGTTTGATTTTTTTTATCTTCATTTGTTGCATAGCCTCCCATATTTAATATTCCTTTAACATTTTCAAGAAGAAAATATGATGGTTTTTTTAATTTTAGTATTCTAATAATTTCCAAATAAAGTTCATTTCTAGAATCATGTTCAGATCTATATGGATTTACCATTGAAAATCCTTGACATGGAAATCCACCTATTAATAAATCACAATCTGGAATATCATTTAATACTTTTATATCACAACAAATTGTTTTTATTTTAAAATTATTTTCATATGTCATACATGCATCTTTATCATATTCATTAACTAATACATGAGTATATTTATTATTATTTATAAATCCATAATCTAAACCGCCACAACCAGCAAATAAGGATACAATTTTTTTTTTATTAATTTCTGGTTTAATTTCTGTTTTACTTTCTTCTTTGTCTTTAATTAATTTAATTAATTCTGTTTTATTTTTTGAACTATAGTTCGTAATACCAAATTCTTTGCATTTAAGTAATAAATTAGGTTTAGACATATTTAACAAATTATTATTTTCATTCATTTGTGTTATTGATATAATATTATTATTATTATTATTATTTTCAATTTTTTTAGATAAAATATTATGTGATATTTGATTACAATCTTTCATACAAATTAAACATGTATATTTAATCATAATATGTATACAGGTATATATTTATATTATATATAATATATTAATAAAAATTGAAAAATTAATTGTATGAGATATCTATTAAGTTTCAGTAATTCGTTCATTGTGCACATAACCACACCCAGCAACTATGACATTTTACACCTACTCCGGGATGGATATCAGCAACCTGCTCGCCACAAAGGAAGGGCTCGAGAAGCAGCTGCTTGAGATGGAGATTGTCATCTTGGCCAAGAAGATTGCGGAGAAGACTGCAGAGATGAGCATTGCGACCGTTGCTGATGAGGGCATTGCGACCACAACCGAGTACGAGGTTGAGATCACCCGCTCACAGTCGGCGCCCCCGCGTATGCGGCCCACGTCCCCAACCGAGGATGTGGCTGCCGCGCCGCCGCCCACGTCCGCGCCTGTGCCGTTGCGGCTGACCGCGGTGCCGCCGCCTGCGTTGCCGCCGTCGACTGACCAGCACCAGCTCCTAAAGACTGAACTGATGCCTCGGTTCGGCCAAGTGGCAGCAGGTGCGGGTAAGCCGGACATTGCAGATGTCATGCCCTATGCGGCCTTCATCAAGAAGACGGCTGCGTGGCAGCGGTCAAAGAAGGATGACCTCTGGTTTGACAAGCACGGCATGGAGTTCATCGAGAACGTTTACACAATGGCGTGCACTGAGACGCGGGACTACGACATCGAGAACTACTGCACCTTTGGCAGCCGCTGCAACAAGGGAGACGCCTGCAGCCGGTTCCACATCTCGGAGCCCACGGACGACAGCACGTCGGTGTTCCTCGACATGGAACAGTTCATGGACTCGGCGTTCGTGTACGCGTGGAAGGACACACAGGTGACCAAGAACCGCTGGTGGTACGAGAACAACGCAATCTCGTTTCTGAAAAGCGTTTGGAAAGCGTCGTGCACCAACGGTGACCAGAACATTTGGAACTACTGCACGTTCAGTGGCAAGTGCAGCAACACCAAGTGCGGACGTTACCACATTTAATTTAGTTACTATTTTTAATTTTCTTTTATAAATATATATAAACAAGAATGAAAAATCAACAAATGAAAAATTCTAAAGCAATTGAAAAATTAGAACCCGCAACATCTATTACAGGTGTAAATACATATAACACAGCAAATAAATCATTTGCTATGGCAGGATGTACATCACCTACAACCAATCCATCGATGTGTATGTGCACTATGGGATCGGTTCGATCTGGTTTACCTGCAATGAGCAAAGGTAATACTTTTGTATGTGATAATTTAGATATGCAATAAATTAATTTATTATTTATGTAATAATAATAAATTAAAACCAACTAGTAACTTTACTTGTTTTATTTGTATTTTCTGTTTTAGTATCATCTGTATCCAAAAAAACATCTTTTTTTCTTGCATATTTAGCTTTATTATCTGCTTTCTTTTGTAATATTTTATCTCGAAATATATTACCTGCTTCTGTATCTTTACGTAAATACTCTATCTTAGACCATACATCTTTAAATATAGGGTATTTATCTGCAAACCAATTACGTAATCTTTTAACTTCACAACAATGTGAATTAATAATCCGCCAATATAATATTTTATCAAAAGTATATCCAGGAATTTCTTCTTTCTTCATTTCATTTGCCATCATGACTTTATCATGATAATTACCCAATAAATTTTTAGGATATAGATATTTAGAACAAAATACTTCTTTGTCTGTATCATTTCTCTTGACATAATTATCCATTTTATATTGTATCACAAACCCATAGGTCCATTCTTCTTTTATTTCAGAAATCTCATCTTGTTCTTGTCTATGGTTCATTTTAACAGGTAACATCCATTTTTCTACATCTTCATATTCTTTAATTTCACATTGCCAAAAATCACAATATTCCAAGTCACAGCATTCTAACTGTAATTGAATTTGGATCCAATAATAATGTGGACATATTTCACCGTCAATTTTACCTTTCATTTTAATCTTTCTTACAAATGGACACTTAATTTCTAACATTCTACCATAATTTTTTAAATTTACATCACCATCTAATGTATATTTAGAACAAATACCATCTGGTGATGCACCCAAAAAACTAATATTAGGATGCTGAATTAATCCATATTCATCAACTTGTGCATTCTTTAAATGTTCATATAATTTCGTAGCAATACTTTCATACTTTTTACCATGATGCACAAATTCATTATCCATAAATTCTCTACCAAATACCTTTTCCATAATAAATGCATCTACTTTTTCATATGGATTTTCATCAAGAGCAGTCGCAGCACTACTTGCGGTAATCATATTATTTCTCATGTCAAACCATGCTTTGGTTCTTTGTTCAGGTTGTGGTACATTTTTAATATAATCTACTTTTTTATCTAATATTGATTCATATAAATTTAGATTATTAATATCATTTATTACAAATTTAACACTATATTTTTGTTTAATTATACTTGTAATTATATCTCTAGGTATATCATATTCACATCTTTTATATGTTGTATCTAAAAATTCAATTAATTCATCAATAGATTCAAATTCACTTATACCAATTGAATCTATTAATTCATTTATTTCTTTAACGGTATCATAATAATCATTAATCATTTTTATAATATATTGTTTATCTTTTATGTATTATCTTTTATGTATCTAGTGTAATATCTTCAATTTTACCAACTTCAATATTATATGTTACTATTTTGGTTGTTAATTTTTTTTCATATAAT